TTTATTCGACAATATTATAGACCTTAAAGGCGAACTAAAAGCTGACATACAAGATATTTTTGACGAGGTTTACTCAAAATACCACGATACGGTAAATATGTCTTTTAGTGAGTTAAAGGCTTGGAGTGAAACGGAATGCTCTAAAAAGGCTTCCTTAGATAGAAGTCCAATAAATAGAAACTTAAATCTATTAAGCAAGAATAAAAGTGAATGGGGAGCAGATGAAGTTAAGTCCGCAAACCGCACTATTAGCTTTGTTAGTAGAATGAAAAATATGGAGCAAGGCGAACCTGTATCAAAAGAATGCCCGTCTAAAAGGGATATTTCCCTAAAGAATTGGGCATATAACCCTAACAAATGATCTGGCAAGATTATAGAAAATTATACGCAAACGCATTAGCGCAATATTCGCCTAAATTCAAGAAAGAATTACAAAAACAGGTGGACACATATTGCCGTACCCAAGACTTAGACGCTATTAGCGATTTAAGCCTCAAAAAGACGATTAAAAGGCTTCACGTTGCTATGGGTACCAAAATGGCATTGATAGCCGAGAAAGACGTTAAAAAGGCTACTAAGGGGGCATACGTTCCTTTAGAGGTTAAAAGCGCAAAGACTGACCTATTCACTTACGTTATTCTTCAGTACTTAGAAACTAAGGGATTAGACCAATTAGCCGCAGATATTACCGACACAACAAAGGACCAAATAAAAAGGTTCTTAATACAATCCCAAGAACAAAACTTAACAATGCCTGAAACAATCGCTTTGTTAAAAATTAGCGGGATAACAAATTACCGAGCGGAACTTATAGCAAGAACGGAAACATCAAGGGCAGCTAACATAGGTTCAATGGTTGGTGCTATGTCAACGGGATTAGTAACGGTTAAAGAATGGATAGCGGCAAAGGATAACCGAACAAGAAGAATGCCACGCGACGCAAACGACCATTTACATATGGATGGGGTTAAAATACCAATAGACGCAAAGTTTCAAGTAAACGCAAAAGAGTACATAGACTTTATGTTACACCCTGGCGATTCAACTGCACACGCAGGTAACGTTTGTAACTGCCGCTGCACGTTAGGATATGAAGCGGTACGAGGTACAGATGGTAAATTAAAGACCTTACAAAACAATCCGCCAATGGGCGACGCAGGAATGATTTGGAACTTGTTAGCTAACGTTGCGGGAATGGAAATTAGCAAATTAATATCGGAGGCATTATTATAATAAAAAATTAATAACTTTGTTCAAATGAGTACTATGCAATTAAAAAACACGATTGTTGAAAAACAAGACGTAGGCTATAACATAATGGACGTTGATAGTGAGCAACGCCGAGTAAAAGCCGTATGGGCAAGATGTGGCAATATTGATTTAGATAACGATATTATCGTTCCTGAAGCATTTACTAAAACATTAGCAGAAAGGGGTCCAAGTGGTAAAAATCTTATTTGGTCTTTGGTTGACCATTGCGCAGATATGAATAATGTAATCGGTAAGCCTGAGCAATTATACGTTGAGAATGATATGTTAATCGCAATCACTCCAATCGTAGAAACTGAAAAGGGTGAGGACATTATTAAAATGTACGAAGCTGGGTTAATTAACCAACACTCTATTGGTTTTAGCACAATCAAATCAAACGTAAACAAAGAAGGAGTAAGAACTATTACTGAATTGAAACTTTACGAAGGTTCAGCGGTATTATGGGGTGCTAACCCTGAAACTCCAACCTTAGGCTTCAAAGGGGAAATGACTATCAAAGACAAGAAGCAAGAATTAAGCAATCGCCTCGAAGGGTTAATTAAAGCGTTCAAAGGTGGAAGATTCACCGACGAAACCTTTAGCCTGATAGAGATTGAAATAAAAAGAATACAGGGCGAGTTAATGGAAATCGAAGTAATCAAAGAAATCACTCAAACCGTTGAAGAAACATTTGAGCCGACTGTTGAAGAAAAGGTGGAAGATAACGAGCAAGTAATCAAGGCAATTAATCAATTTAACAATCTATTTAAAAAGTAAAAATGGAAAATTTAATCAATGAAATGGCTGAGAACGTAAAAGGCATCAAGTCTGACGTTTCTGCTCAAATCGACGAAGTTAAGGCTTCAATCAAAGTGTTAGCGGACGAAACACAAAAGCAAATCGACGCACAAAACGTAGCACAAAAGAAAGCTGCTACTAAAGAAGTTAAGTTTATGGACCAAGTTATTATGGAAAAACTTGACGGTAATATGGACTTAATGGAAAAAGAAATGAAGTCTGGCGGTAAGTTCCGTTTAGATTTATCTGATGTTAAGTCTATGACTTTGTCAGCTTCTTTAACAGGTGATGCACAAGCTAGCTACGCTCCTAACGCTGCTATCTTACCAAGCCAAGCGGTAAACTTCCGTGACTTGATCCCTACAGTTAGAAGCACTAGCGGTCTTTATGTATTCTACAAGGAGACTTCTACAACTAACAATATCGCTGCACAAACTGAAGGTTCTAACAAAGGCGAAAACAACTACGCATTGAGCGAAGTTAAAGTTGTAAACGATTACATCGCTGGTTTCTCTACTTTCTCTAAGCAAATGGCTAAGTCTTTACCTTTCTTGAGTACAACTTTACCAAGAATGTTAACTAGAGATTTCTACAAAGCTGAGAACGCTGCTTTCTACACAACTGTTAGCGGTGCTGCTACAGGTTCTACTACTACTTCTGCAACTGTAGATTTAGAGCAATTAGTAGACTATATCGGTAACCAAAAGACTGCAAACTATGTAGCTTCTTTCGCAGTAGTAAGCCCAACTCAAATGGGTCGTTTATTGAAAGAAACAATCACTGCAGGTTACTACGCTGGTTCAGGTTCAGTAATCGTTAACCCTAACGGTGGTATCACAATCTGGGGAGTACCTGTAATCGCTGCTTCTTGGGTAGCTGATGACAAGGTGTTAATCTTAGATAACAACTATTGTGAGCGTGTTGAAGTTGAAGGTTTAGCTATCGAGTTTTCTTATGAGAACGCAAGCAACTTCCAACAAAATATGGTTACTGCTCGTATCGAGTGCTACGAAGACGTTAACTTAATGCAACCAGGTTCTGCTATCTTCGCAGACTTAGGAAACATTTAATTTTAGGTTTTCTTTATAAAATTACCCTCGCTCTAAAAAGGCGGGGGTTTTTTATTTATATTATTGTAAATTTGTAAAAAAGGAAATATGTACAATTTCGTAATAGATTACACACAGGCAGACTTAGGCACAATTACTGAACCTGTAACGGTTGCAGAAGCCAAGCAATATTGCCGTGTTGACAATAACGTTGAAGACGATTTGTTTGCTGAATTAATAACGCAGTCAAGACAAGCGGTAGAAAAGGCTGCTAATATTAGCATAACTCCTAAGACGATTACGTTATGGTTTACTAATAGCGCAGGTAACTTCCAACTGCCATTTGGTCCTATGACTTCATTTACAAGCCTTACAGACGCAAACGGTAACATTTTAGGGACTAACGTTTACAACTTAGTAGGCGGTCAGTACCCTAACCTTCAAAGACCATTATGGGCGGATTTAAAGGCTATTTATACCACGGGTATGACAACAGTACCTAAGGAGCTTAAAATAGCTATTTTGGACCAAATTAACTATGGTTACGAGAATAGAGGTATGGATGTTGACGATATGGGCGTTTGTGAGAAAACTTGGCGTGTATGTCAAAGATGGACTAGAACTTCACCAATACTTTAAGAATGAGAATAGGCTTACATAAAGACAATTACGTTGACGCTAACTCAATGACTAGGCGTGTTGACGTTTACGCTCCGACTAGAACAAGCGACGGCGAAGGTGGGTTTACTACTACCTTTACTAAGGTTGCTACCGTTTGGGGGGATTATAGACCTCAGCCACAAAATAGAACGGTGCAAGAAAGCCAATTAGCATTTAACCGTTTTGCTAAAATGTTTATACGTTGGGATTTATCTATTAACGATAATTACCAATTTGAGGTTGAGGGTCAACGCTTTACAATCCACTCTATTAAAGACGTGGATAATGCGCATAGATTTTGGGAAATTGAAATGTACGCATAATGG